GTTGTGAGTCATTTCGTCCTTGTCCCCCACTCACGCACTGGTGAGATTTGACATTTGTTCCTGGTCCGGAGACCTGCTTTCGCGACGTTGTTCCCCATCGGACTGGGGTTACTGGTTGTTCACAGGGAACTGTGGTTTATCAGCGGTCGGCCTCTTACGCAAGCGGTGCTGTCACGAGAACAGGTAGCGTGTACCATTCGTGGGGGTGACAATCGACCCACGGCACACCACCCTAGCATTGCTGCTCCTCCTACACGGCTCACTATCTAAGCTCCTACTGCATCACCACAAGTGTGATCAAAACGTTCCTCTACGTGCTCGTATACACGGGAGACACTGGTACACGGTACGCGACGAGTTTCCACGCCGTCGGTCCGCCTGGGACTGTTGCAACTGAGAGTGCCATCTCGTTGCTGCTGTTGTTGCTGTACCACGCCGACGAGCTGCGACCGGCATTCGACACCCCACCTAAGTAGAGTGCGCTACCGACGCTGTTCATCGTGCCACAATTGGCGTCTGTTGACCAGACAACCACCAAGCGCCCCGCCACCTTCTGGGACCAACCATTGGTACCATTCATGGCGACGAGCGCACTCGAACCGCCCGCCAGAACTGGGTTCTGCATCGGAGCGGTATTGTTGGTGTATGAGCCAGTGTAAATGGCATATCCACCAGTGGACGGCTGTGCCTTGCGCAACTCCACGGTGTAGCGTACCATGGTGTAGCCGTTAGTGGTAGCTGTCTGAGTGAGTTTGAGAACACCTGGACTAAAAGTCCGGGCCTCACCCTCCTCACCAGTCTTCAACCACTCCGACATTTTCGTCGCAATCGCGCAAGGTGCCCAACAAGAGCTAATGCAGTGGTCTGCAGTGTTGAAGTAGTCGGTGTAGTCATTGTACGGCCCAGTGTCCACTGGGTCGTAGTCCCAAGCCATCATTATGGTGCCTACAGTTGTCGCTGGACAAATTGGTACATACCCGAATTCCAACCGGATTCGGTACTCCTCAAAGCCAGCGGCTATCTGTTGCAACCACGAAAATGAATCCGAGGATACACGCAGCGACATCACGCCGCTGCTGACTGGTACTGCCTCAG